CTGCCAGCGTGCTATCTCCTCGTGCGCGTATGTGGGCAGAATTGGCGCCCGCTCCCACCGGTGCAGTGTTTGGCGTGATACTCTAAGCTGTCCGGCGAGTTGCGCACGGGTTAACCCGTGCGCGTTGCATAATGCTGTGATAAGGTTCACGGTGTTATTCTCCTGTAAAATTTGTTACTTTGCGTAATAAAGCACGAGCAAAGCAAAGCCTAGATAGGGCGTTGCGTAGCCTACGGCCAGTGAGCAGAGTAGGATCAGTGCGAGTTTCATCGTGTTTGTCTCCTGTCAACTATTTGACGCTGTTAATATGGCACGTATTAAATGTTACGTCAATAGCACGGTGCAAATTTTACCTATTTTGTTTTGCTTTTACATAGCTTGCCAAGCTATGTGGCAAAAAGATCAATGTTTTCAATAACTAAAAAACTATAGGTGTTTTTTGAGGATACACTTATAATACCGCAGCTTTTTATATGCTTTGTATCATTTGGTAATAGGTCAATATTACTGACCTAAAAAAATTGGCCTAAAGGGGTGCTTATTTTATTAAATAGTTTAATAATATATATAGTTACTTAAAAAAATATATAGGTTGCCCTTTGTTTTCATGCACTTAGCTCGCCGCTTCAAGCTAGATGTTACACGCCCAAAAGGTGCATACCTTACATTATCTATCAGATGTTACGCCCTGCCCTTATGCGCCAGCCAGCCAGTGCCCATTTGTTACATGTTGCATTTGTTACGTGGGCGGGTCGCACCCTGTGACGGGTGCAGCAAGGTGCATGGTGTAACGTTTATTACATGGGCTAGGGCTAGGCTAGAGGGAGGCCAGAGGCCGGGGCCCAACTCAGGGAAACCCCCCACCGACCACCCCTTACCTTATTTATTTTACCCCCCATATAAAAACCGCACGTATTTTTGAAATCGACTTTCAACAACCAAATAGTATCGTTGACAACCTCACGCACCAAGATTATGGTATTCAGGCTTTCGGGTATATGTTGTTCTCGAGGGCGCGTTTCCTCCCTTAACTTGCCGGGGACTTTCCCCTGAAGGTTCCCGGTTCTTTTATGACAAGCATCCGTGACGACATCATCCTTCATCTTGGGCGCGATCCTCTTCTTGCCCACAGCGCTTTGTTCCGTCATCGCCATCCTGAAGCTACCCAGCATTTCCACAAAACCATAATTGAGGATTGGCACTCTGATGCGCCGCGTGTTCTGGACATGGTGTTTCGTGGCGGTGGCAAATCAACTGTGGCGGAAGAAGCGATCATTGTCATGGCATGCCTTCAACAGTTCAAAAACGGATTAGTGATCGGTGAAACCGAACCCCGTGCACAAGAACGCCTTGCCGCTATCAAGCATGAGTTTGAAACCAACGAAGACCTGCTTGAATTGTTTGGCGATCTCAAAGGGCGTAAATGGCAAGAGACTTACATCGAGCTATCGAATGGAACAGTACTGCGAGCTCATGGCCGTGGTCAGTCTTTGCGTGGTGTTAAGCATCTGCATTATCGTCCTGATATAGCCTTCCTCGATGACTTGGAAGATGAGGAAAGTGTCAGGACCCCTGAAGCCCGCCAGAAGACAATGGACTGGTTTGTCAAAACGTTTATGCCTGCTCTCGATCCTAGAGCTCGCGTGCGCATGGCGGCTACCCCGTTACATCCAGAAGCACTTGCCCTAAAGCTGTCACGCTCTCCAGATTGGGTAGTGCGTAAGTATCCCATCCTGTACAAGGATGCGGCGGGGCAGGAAGCGGCGACATGGCCGGAGCGGTACTCGCTGGACTGGTGCCGTAACAAACGGCGGGAGTATGAAAGCCTTGGGCAGCGGCACGCATGGCAGCAGGAGTTTATGTGCGAGGCAGAGAACCCAGAGGATAAAATATTTACGCCAGACTTGTTTAGGTGTGAGCCGCAGATCAGAACGTGGCAGCCTGTCTACGCGGTCTACGACCCTGCACGCACGGTAAAGTCAACGTCGGCCATGACTGGTAAAATAGTCGGGTCGTGGGTAAACAACCGACTGATTATCTGGGAAGCGGCAGGGCACCTCTGGAAGCCGGACGAGATTATCGAGGACATCTTCAACGTCGACGCACGGTACAACCCCATTAGTATCGGCGTCGAAGAAGACGGCCTGCATGAGTTCATTATGCAGCCGCTCAGACATGCTCAGATAAACCGTGGACACCCCGTCCCGATACGAGCTCTGAAAGCCCCCAAAGGCAAACTTGACTTCATCCGTAGTCTGCAACCATTCTTCAAAGCGGGAGAGGTTATCTTCGCTGGCGATAAACTGAACTTCCAAGAACTTGAAAATCAACTTATGTCCTTTCCATCTGGCAGGATCGACATACCAAACGCGCTCGCCTATTTCCTTAAGCTTCGCCCCGGCATACCGATGTTTGACGGCTTCGGTGCAGTCAACATAAACGAAGACATCCCCGTTGCCCAGAGACATCCGGCGTACCTATGCGTCAACGCAACCAACTCGATTACGACCGCGATGGTAGTGCAGGTCTATGACGGCATGCTATCAGTGCTGGCAGACTTTGTGCGTGAAGGCGATCCCGGCGCCGTGCTCGCTGACTTGATACGCGAAGCAAGCGTGTTTGCCCGAAAGAACTTTACACTCGTTGCACCGACCCGGCACTTTCAACAGTACGACCAGACAGGGCTTGTAGGCGTTGCCAAGCGCATACCTGTCTCAATCAATCGTGGCGGGGTAGAGGTGAAAGGGAGGGCAGAGATCAGGGACATGATGCGGAAGCTCTCGCATGGCCGCCCAGCCTTCAGAGTAAGCACGCTGGCCTCATGGACGCTCAGGGCGCTGTCTGGGGGCTACGCCAGAGAGATCGGGCATGACCATGCAGTCGAGGGCGTGTACAAGGTTCTGTGCGAAGGCTTGGAGTGTTTCGCGGCCACGCTGTCCTCCGGCTTGCACGATACCGAGAATGAAGGTATAAGATACGCAACCACATCGGACGGGCGGCGCTATATGAGCGCCTTGGCAACGAGGGACTGATATGCGCGAAACATTTCTCATAGACATCGACATAGCTATGGGCACATCCATTATGCTTGGCGATGAACACTCTCAAGCGATCCTTGCACAGATGCGACGTTTAGCCACAGCCCTTCCTCCAGCAATTCCCGACGCTGTGCAGGAAGTAGCAGGCGATGCTACTGTGGTGACATCAAACCTTAACCTGAATGAAACTGCGCTGCGCGGCAACGAAACATTATATGATCCTTCTGTTCCTCCTGTAGTATTGGCGAGCTAAGACATGGCTGAGGAAGAAGAACTTCTCAACGTTGAGGAAGATGATACTTCAGGATTGAAGGATCGTTCTAAGAACCTTGCCAAGTCTAAAAAGACCCGCGAGAAACTAATTGACTTGTACCGCGACGTGGAGAAAGGTTTTGAAGACCAGCTTCCGCGCTCAAACGACATGCAGGACTATTGGGACATCTACAACTGTAAGCTAGGCGAGAACCAATTTTATTCCGGCAACAGCCGTATCTTCCTGCCTATAGTGTACAACGCGGTCAATGCCCGTAAGACACGTTTCGCAAACCAAATCTTCCCGCAGTCTGGCCGCTACGTTGAGGTGACATCTTCGGATGGCACAACACCTCATGCGGTGATGGCGCTTGCAGAGCACTACGTTCGCAAGGCTCGCCTTCGTGAGCTTATCCCTGCCCTTCTGCGCAACGCTGACATTGAAGGCCAGTTCAACGTGTATGTGGATTGGTCGGAGCGCGAACGCCACGTGGTGCGCCGCGTAAAGCGCCCTGCACAAGTTGAGCCCGGCATAGTTGCCCCCGACGAAGAGGTTGAGGACATCGAGGAAGAAACCTTGAAGTCCGCGCACCCTACAGTTGAGATATTGGCCGACAGCGACGTGCTCATACTTCCTGCAACGGCAAGCCGCGCCGAGGATGCTATTGCGTCTGGGGGCTCTGCTACAATCATCCGGCGGTGGGGCAAAGCCAAGATCAAGGCTATGATCTCCGAAGGGCAGATTGACAGCAAAGAAGGCGAAGCCCTGATTGAAGAAATGTCGAAAGACAATCGCTCGCATACGCCGGACAAAGCAAAGGCAATGGCCGATGCAGCAGGCATCAAGGGTACAGGCCAAGGCAAGTTTGCTTTGGTGTATGAGACATGGTCAAACGTCAAGACCCCAGACGGGTGGCGACTGTGCCGCACCTACTTTGGCGGCGCGGACAAAGTGTTGTCTTGTATGCGTAACCCTTATTGGTCGGACAAGCTTCCCTTAATTTCAGAACCGCTTGAAAAGATACAGGGATCGGTTAAGGGTATCAGCCGTATCCAAGCCGTTGCCGATCTACAGTACCTTGCCAACGATACAGTGAACGAAGCCGCAGACAGCATGGCTTACGGGCTTATGCCTATCGTGATGACTGACCCTGAGAAGAACCCCAAGGTCGGCAGCATGGTGTT